CGCGGTCGCCACCCCCCTTAAAAAGTTCAGTCACAGTTTTTTAAGGTCAAAAACGCATTTTGAGAGCATAATGGTCACAAACACGATTTTTGATGTTTTCGATTCATGTTTTAAAATTGACGGCACACAAAGGCCAAAAAGGACATTTATAAATGTCCAAAAAAATGTCCAAAAAAAGGGGGTCAAAATCTCTCGTTCATTCTTGCCTTCGGCCATTTTCAACGAAATATTTTTGACGGTTTTGCCTTTGAAATATGAATTGGCGGCCACCCAGAATCCAAACTTTTGAAATCAACCTGTTTTGAACGGAATATTTTCGGCTGAAAAGAGTGAATTCCGAAGGAATCCGGGTATCCAACCTAATACATTTTATTCTATTGTAGTTCAATCATTATTTTTCATCGATCTGGTAATTCGGATGTTTTTCAATCGAAACCTTCTTCGCTACTTTGCGTATGACCTTATCGATATTCCCTTCTTTCTCTCCGTCCGTTACAATCCTCGACAACTTGATGTATTTATCATTCTCTCGGGTGTTGCTATTCATACAGAGCGGATTGGCTTTCGCCCATTCATTGACTAGGACCACGTTCTTCTGTTCCACCGCAAGGACAGCGTTGGTCATTTTTTCGTGGTCAGGGCCATCACGCTCCCACTGGTTGTTCTCCTTCACGTATAAGGTCTCGCGCTTGATGTCACTGCAATGAACTGGTCGTTTGTATAGGTCGGTTTTTTGGAGATTGTCAATGAAGATATTTGACATGCCCTCCACATAGCCAAGCCTGCCAACATTTTCTAGATCGGTCATGTTCAACTGAATAGAATTCACGAAGTCCTTCATGTTCATCGCATCCTTACACTTTTCATTAAGAAACATGTTCATATTGAATGTGTTGTTGTTACTGTTGTTACTGTTGTTACTGTTGTTGGTGGTGTTATTCATAGTGGAATTATCATGTATTGTGCGTGCACTAATATTATTTGTGATAGCTGTTTGTGATGATTTACATATTTCATACAATTGGTTTTGTAATTGAGTGTTTGATTTGAGTAGTTCAAGTATTAGTTTATTTTGTATATTATTATTATTATTATCAGTGATAAACTGTGACGCTTCGGTCGTCAATATCTTAATATTTTGTTTAGGATAAACATCATTATCGTGGTTATATTCTTCATTTATTGATTTATCTTTGTTTTTCAATTCATGCAATAAATGTATAATGTTGTTATATTCGTGACGTGTTATTGGTTGGGATATTTCATCTAGTGTTATTTCGATATTTGTATCTGGGACTACCTTCGTTTTATTATCTATTTCATAATTACTACATACCGGTTTAACTTGCTTATGTTTTGTTGTATCTAAATGCTTATTATATATACTTTGATTACAGCATCTAAAGTTACACTTTTCACAATAAAAACGATGATTTTTTCTTGATGATTGAGGCAAAGGTTCTATACTATTTAATGTAGTTTTTACTAATACAGAATATTCTTGTTCTTTCTTTCTAGCTTCATAAACGTCTTTACAATTTATAACGTCGATTATTTCCATTTTCCAGTTTTCCCATCCACCATTATCTCTTATTACTTGATATAATTTACAATTATTGTTATTATTTGAACAACCTATCTTATGAGCATATTTTCTCTGGACAAAATTAGTGGTATGTCCTACATATACGTCAGTAATAGTTTCATCTTTACATGTTATTTTATAAATAATGGTATTTGAGTAATCAATATCTACCTTTGGCATAATCTTATATATCCTAAATCTTATAAAATAATCTTATAGTATTAAAAATAATCTTATAATCTTATAATAATCTTATAATAGAATCTTATCTATCCATATACAGAAATGTCCGATTTTAGCCCTTTGATTTGGACGCGGTCGCCACCCCCCTTAAAAAGTTCAGTCACAGTTTTTTAAGGTCAAAAACGCATTTTGAGAGCATAATGGTCACAAACACGATTTTTGATGTTTTGAAATCATTTTTTAAAATTGACGGCGCGAAAAGGGCAAAATGGACATTTTAAAAATGTCCAAAAACATGGTAGTCAAAATATCTCGTTCATTCTTGCCTTCGGCCATTTTCAACGAAATATTTTCGGCGATTTTGTCTTTGAAACATGAATTGGCGTCCGCCCAGAATCCAAACTTTTGAAATCAACCAGTTTTGAACGGAATATTTTCGGCTGAAAAGAGAGATTTCCTAAGAATTCCGATTCTATGAACGAGGAGATTTCCGACTTTATGAATTTTCTATAGTTGTTTCACGCTTTTCGATCGTCACTGACTTCGCCACCTTACGTATCACCTTATCGATATTCCCTTCCTTTTCACCATCCGTAACAATCTTGGATATTTTGATGTATTTGTCATTTTCTCGGGTATTGCTATTCAAGCATAGCGGGTTGGCCTTCGCCCATTCATTTACAAGGACCACATTCTTATGTTCAACGGCTAGAACCGCATTTGTCATTTTCGCATGGTCGGGACCATCACGCTCCCATAAGTTATTATCCTTAACGTATAAAGTTTCACGCTTGATGTCACTGCAATGAACTGGTCGTTTGTATAGGTCGGTTTTCTGGAGATTGTCAATGAAGATATTCGACATACCCTCCACATAGCCAAGTCGATTCATATTCTCCATATCAGTGATGTTCAACTGAATAGAATCCACAAAATCCTTCATGTTCATCGCATCTTTACACTTTTCATTCAAGAACATATTCATGTTGAAGGTGTTGTTGTTACTGTTAGTAGTGGTAGTGTTGTTAAATGTATTATGATCGCCGTTGGATTCGATATTCGATGAGACCGAAGCTGGGTGTGACTGCGACAAGTTATCATTTGTAATTTGAGGATAAGATGTCTTCATTAGTTCTAGCATTTGTGATTGAAATTGACTGTTTGTAGCCATCATCTGCAACATCATGTTCAATTTTTGTTTGATTTCACGATTTTCAGCAGCAAGGTCTTTGATTGTTATTTGGTGTTCAAGTGAATCATTACCATTAACAACTGGTGTTTTATGTATAATAATATTTTGCGAGGTTTCATTTACGATGTATGGATCTGCTACACCATCGGCGAGTATATCAACGTTATGTTTAGTTTGATGACCTTTTTTACTACAAACTAATTTATGACGCCATAATCCTGAATGATATTTATACAGATTCAAGCAGAAAGGGCATTTATATTCTTTATTTTGTTGGATGGGTTGAACTATTTGGGTTGTATCTTTTATATCCGTTGGGGGTGGGTGGATATATCCACGTATCTTGTGCTTGACTGTTGCCAAATGCTTATTATATATACTTTGCTTACAGCATGTAAAGTTACACTTTTCACAATAAAAATGATTGGGCATTCGTATTAAATTTATGGATATATCCGTGTATCTTCTAAAATATCGTTATACAAAAATGTCCGATTTTAGCCCTCATGGATTGGACGCAGCCTCCGACCCCTCAAAAAAGTTCAGTCACAGCTTTTTAAGGCAAAAAAAGCGTTTTGAGAGCATAATGGTCACAAACCTGTTTTTTGGGTGTTTTGATTTTCGTGTTTTAAAATTGATGGCGCGCAAAGGGCAAAATGGACATTTTTTTGGAGGGATCCAAAATGTATCCAAAAATATCCAAAAATAGTCTCTCGTCCATTCTTGCCTTCGGCCATTTTCAACGAAATATTTTCGGCGGTTTTGTCTTTGAAACATGAAATGGCAGCCGCCCAGAATCCAACCTTTACAAATTACTGATTTTGAACGGAATATTTTTGGCTGAAAAAGTATAATTCCAAAGAAATCCGGTTCTATGAACGAGAATAATTTCAAAATACACATGTTATCTTAACCGCCCATACCCGGCATACACATCTCACCATCATACAATCGCGTTTAATCGCCACACGATGTGACGTCACACACTCGACCCACCCCAACCTAACCACACACACACCACGGTCTAACACGATGTTTTCCAAAAGTCCCGCACCGTATGTTACCACATGAACCAACCCGGAAAAGCATCCCCTTTTTTTGTCTATTTTTTAGAATTCCAATTTAAAGGATCCATTTTTGGGGGATCAGATTTAGAGATAAAACCTTTAGAATATATAGACCGGAGGTTTTACATTTTTCAATTCATATCTTGAAACAAAATTGAATCTTGTCCCTGCCAAATTAGTTTTTACAAGAGAGACGATACCCCGCGAAGAACTTAGAATGACAACAAGCGATGTGAATACGACGGCGTCATACCAGTCGCTTTGTGCTGGTATGACCTATGAACAATTTATGAAACACCACATTTCAAAACCAGGCGAAGCTTATACACATACAAGGATTGGCGATAAGGCGCTGAATGTTCATGGCGGAGTTTATACGATTCCGCCAGCGATCTTGCCCGTGTTTTGGAAGAAATATTATACACATGTTTTCGAAAATGGAAAACAGGAATTCCTGACAGAAAAACAGAATCCAGAACGAGGAATCATCACCGTGGATTTCGATTTCAGGTATGATACCAGTATTACGAAACGCCAACATTCAAAAGAACACGTTTTGGATATGATTCAGTCCTACATTCAAACGATGGAAACGTTGGTAGAAATTCCCGCCGACGCCCAAATCCCGATTTACATCTTTGAAAAGAGTGACGTGAATCAGTTAGACGATGTTACCAAAGACGGAATCCATATGATTATTGGCGCCAACGTAGATCGACCGATCCAGCGCATGTTGCGTTCGCGAATGCTCAAAGAACTCCCCGAAATATGGACAGACCTCCCCATCACAAATACGTGGAATGATGTTCTTGATGAAGGAATATCACGAGGCCATACAAACTGGCAGTTATACGGATCGCGAAAGCCGGGACATAAAGCATATATGTTGAAGTATCATTTCGTAATAATACGCGACCCCAAAGACGACGACCATGAGTGGATGTTCCGAGAAGAAGAAACGTGTAAGTTCAACGTGAAAGAGAATTTTGCGAAACTTTCGGTTCAGACCGCGCCGAGTGGCACTCCTGGAGCAATCGATATAGATTATCCGTCATTCGCATTACGACCAAACAACGCCGTGTTAAAAGCAGAATACGACGCAATATTGAATCAACAAAGAGGCGCCGCCAGCGGACGAAACGGCGCAAATGGAGGCGCCGATGGAGGAAAACGTATTCGTTTGGTTGTAACAGGTGGTGCTGGCGCACTTGCTGGGTCTGGCGGTAGAGGTCCAAGCGATGCTTTGCTATCACACAACGGTTCGATTATGATGGACAAAATAACGAATCATTCGGAGCTTACGATGGCGGTTGAAATCATGCTGAATATGCTTGAACCGAAAGAATACGAAATCCGTGAAACGCATTATTATACGATGGCTCTTCCGTCTCAGTATTTCGATCCTTATGACAAATGGTTGCGTGTGGGTCTCGCACTTCATAATACGAGTGATAAACTCTTCCTTACGTGGATGCTCTTCAGCGCAAAATCAGCCAAGTTTGCTTATACCGATATCATGAAGCATTATGACACATGGTGTGGATTTCCGTATAGTCCGGATGGTCTCACACGTCGTTCCATCATGTATTGGGCAAAAAATGACTGCTTAGAAGAATACACACGTATTCGGAATGAAACCATAGACAACTTCATCCACCAAACGATTTGTAATGAAACAACGAACGACGCTTCCACGGATGTGGATCTGGCAACAGTTCTATACACGATTTTCAAAGACAGGTTTGTATGCGTGAGTGTAAAAGACAATCAGTGGTATGAGTTCGACAAGAATCGTTGGGTTGAATGTGATCAGGGCAACTCACTTCGTGCGCTCATTTCCAAAGACATGCACGACATTTACACCAAAAAACACCGCGATATTATGGACCTCACGTCCGGTCTCGACCCCACCTGCGACCAATACACATCTGCGCGAAAAAGGTCGCGTCGTATCGTGGATATCTGCACAAAATTAAAGACGACGAGTTTCAAGAATAATATCATGCGTGAAGTGCGTGAGCAGTTTTATGATAAAGACTTCGAAGAGAAGATCGACACACGTCCTGAGCTGCTATGTTTCAAGAATGGCGTCATCGACTTCAAGACAAAGACGTTTCGGCGTGGTCAGCCAGATGACAATCTCTCGAAGACTACAAAAATCGACTACACGCCGCTTGACACCGATCGTCATCGCACACAGATCGATGAAATCAACGAGTTTATGGCGCAGTTATTCCCCGAAGAAGAACTTCGAACATATATGTGGGAACATCTCGCTTCTACACTCATCGGGACGAATCGCGAACAAACCTTCAACATCTATATCGGTGGAGGTAGTAATGGGAAATCGAAACTCATCGAACTGATGTCGGCATGTCTGGGTGAATACAAAGCGGTTCTTCCGATCACGGCAGTTACACAAAAACGCGCGATGATCGGCGGTGCTTCACCGGAACTCGCAGTTCTCAAAGGTGTGAGATATGCGGTGATGCAGGAACCGACAAAAGGCGACCGTATCAACGAAGGTATTTTGAAAGAAATCACCGGTGGAGATGATATGACTGCCCGCGCACTCTTTAAAAATACGATCACGTTTGTTCCACAGTTCAAGCTGGTTGTATGCACGAATGTCCTCTTTGACATCAAAAGCAACGATGATGGAACATGGCGTCGTATTCGCCTGTGTCCTTATAAATCGAAATTCTGCGAAGATCCAAGATCAGATGATCCAGAAGAACCGTACCAGTTCCTGATCGACAAGAATCTTGATATCAAGATAAAGACGTGGGTAAATGTATTCATGGCGATGCTCGTCAAGAAGGCATTTGAAACAGATGGCAAAGTGCGCACATGTGCTGCGGTGACAGCAAGTAGCAACAAGTATCGTAATACTCAGGATTATCTCTCGGAGTTCATGCGTGACAAGATTCGCACAGCCGATGAAGAGACTTATATCAAGAAGATGGAAGTATATGAAGAGTTCAAGAAATGGTATGTTGTTCAACATGGCAAGAATATTCCGAAAGCCAACGAATTGTATGACTTCATGACAAAGAAATTCGGAAAACTTACGTCAAAAGGATGGCGTAAGTGTAAGATTGTGTATGATGATGAAGAAGACATCATAAACAACGATGACGATGAAGACAGCTCGTAATCATAATAGATTCATTCAACGCATTATTCATTCTGCTGATTTCCAAAATCGAACATTTTTCAATCCCAAAATTTCGGCGACTCGTGTGAGCCCGTTCAATATCCACAATACAACCGGTAAGATGTATTTTGGATAAAGACCGAGTAATATTAATATCACAATATTGCGCTTATCATAAGCACCGCTGGATGAAAAAAACTCGCGCAAAGACATAACCACGAAAATCGCAAACACCGAATAATAAAGAAACATTACCAGCTCTTCATAAAACGACAAACTGTTATATTCGTCATAATCGTATAACGCATTCTGTTTATTAAGCGCAATATTTTTCTTTTGGTTTTCAAGGATGGCTTCTACGTCATTTGAATCAAGATAGTTTGGATTGCCACGATACGAGCTTTTCAATTGAACTTTGTAAAGTATGTTCAATAATCGATCTGCGCGGTCAAACTCATGATTGATCGCTTTAATGTATTTGTCTTTTTCGATGTTGGCGTTTTTACATCTGGTTATAGCAGGTGTGTCGCCTCGAAACGCTTGCTCACATTCTACATAATATTCTTTCCATGGAAGAATTGTGGCGGTTGTTCCTTCTTTATCAACACTTGTGTTACGTGTGCTATCACTATATTGCGGAAGTCTCACATTAAATTTCATCACTGCGGGTGTTGTTCCACTCGCTTGTGATAAAGCCGAATTACTGTCTTCATAAGTCGATTTATTATAAAAGTCAAACCCTTCCTTGACTCCAGTAAATCCTTCAACATTTTCGCCGTTAGAAAAGGAGTCTAATCGCGTGACCTGAAATCTCTCACGCGTCGTCGTCGAGGAAGAAGATAACGTCACCGGATATTCATCCGCCGCCTTCTTATTTTGACGAACACGTCGATCAACCTCGATGTATTTGTTTGCCTTCTCCAGTAATTCCGAATCTATTTTTTTACAGGCTTCCCGTTTTGTTTTCCAATCTCGATGTGCCTTATTAATCTCATGCGTTTGTGCCTTTCCATTCACTAATGCTGTATATTTCACGCTTGTTTCTTTCACATCATTATCGCATTTACGTTCGATATTTCGCGCATGAACCCATTCTGCATGAGCCAGACTGAGTTCATATTTATCTTTTTCGGGACCAGTAAAACCGCCTTGTGATATAATTTGCCGGACTTTTGTTAGATTTTGCTCTGAATCTCGTATGACTTCATCGATGGATTTGTCATTCCCGGTTCCTCCACCGCGATTCGTTAGCTTGGTTGCCTCGGCATCACTGCTGGCGGTACTTCTCATCGTTGCCTCACCTTTTTTAGCTTCTTCTAAAAGTTCGGGTTCAATCCCTTCAGCATCATTAAAGTCGATACCCATAGACTACTATATTTGTTAGATTATAATTCCTCCTTACTATCCTGAATTATAATCGCAAAACACCTGTGTTTATAATATACCGGTCTTCATCGTATTTCGGTATTCATGGTATTCCCGTAATACTAATTCCGACTTCGTTGGTATCCTTAGATGATTTCACCTTAAGTTGAGAAGAACGAGGATAATCACTTGGTGAAACACCCAAACCGGTGATGACAATATTCGGAATAGCTTTTGTAGATGCATCACTAACTCCACCAGCAGCAACCGTCAAAACGAATGGCGCAGTAGTGGAAGGAGTTCCTGTAAAACTGCCAGATAATGCGGCGGGTGATCCAGAAAATAGACCCGACGGCAACGTAACTGTGATCGTATCTCCAGTAACTAAAGCATTCGTCACTTTCAACGACAGTGTTAAGGTGCCCCCAGACGCATTCGTCCATGCGGCGGTTCCGCTCAATCCAGGAACACTAGGAATACATTTCTTGCCAGCGTCACTCCATGACGTTCCAACATCGCAGCAACCAGGTCCATAACATGGCGCCATTCCCAATCCCATATCCGAGAGATTTGCGGGATCACTATTCTGTTGAAGAAGTTGCTTTCTGTTCATTTCATCTTCATTAAAATTCCAGTCATACTTATCAAAATCATGGTCGTTACGGCGAATAATATCAAATACTTGCTTACCCACAACGATGCCTCCCAACGTAAGAATGAAGATAACGCCTAAAGTGCTAATCGATGCGGGGATAAGGTCCTTGTTACGTAATATCGCCAATACGATCAACGCAACCGAAATAAATATAATATTCTTCATAACCTCAGTGTTGGCTTCATAATTCTTGGTATAGTATGTATTGATTTGCGCCATGCGGCGTTTATTCAAATTATCCTGTTTCAAAGATTCTGCGTTGGTGGCAGCACGTTCTTTTTCATTCTTAATAAAATCAATTGCGGTTCTTTGAGCCTGATACAACGCGTCAGAATCAAATACTTGTCTGGCTTCTTTCACGGTGCCATATGTCGATGCCAATAATGTGACAAGAGCAGAACGAGCTTTTAATAAGTTGGTTCGTTCGGTATCAGGCATCGTGCTACCTCCAGCCGAAAGACGTGTATTGATGTCGTTGATTGCGGTTTTAATTTCTTCACTTGTGGCGGAAGACGATGATACAAACTGATTTTCAGAGGCGGTTAATGATGGTAAAATCTTGAATTCTCTCGACACAGCAGATTCGCCATTTGATGGAGTAACCGTAAATGTGAGTTTGCTATCCGCCTTCGATCCTGGAAAGATCGTGACATTTTTTACTGTAATTCGGATTTTAGAACCGGCCTTAATTGTTGCCGACGGTGTGAATGTAATTGGACTGCCACTTCCGCTCGCAGTTAATGTCGCCGATGAACCACTTACAACACTCGCTGTATAATCAGTTCCAGTCGTGCTGGTTGTGACGTCAGAAGCAACGTTGCCGGTCCATGATAGTTGTATATTTTGAGACGTAGTCAAATCTCGGTCCAACCTAACAATCAAATACAATTCTGCTGTAACGTTGGTTCCACCTATCGCATTACGCCTCAATTGCGTACTCGTTTCAGTTGTAATCGACATACCCTCGACATACCCCCGACGAAACAGATAATCTTTAAATAATTTCCCCGCACATAAAACCACAATCGCGAATAATGCGACCAAGATTTGATTTTTTTCACTTAATTGATATGCCATATTTATAATGAGTAGTGATACAATCCATAAATACTCGTTATATTATTATTTCTTTTTACCCTTCGCCTCTGATGTCGGCGTTCTTGTCGCAGTTGATGATTTGCGACCACCTGTAGTAGGTCCAGACGTAGATCCTGGTGTCGGTGCCGATAATTGATCAATTGCGTTCGACGCGGTTTCTTTCGCTTGATCAACCAATCCGGCGGCTCCTTCAACTGCCCCCGTCGCCATTTGATTCGCGGAATTAACTAAATTATCAGCACCTTCGGTAATACTCGTCGCAAGATTTGCGCTGGTCTCACTCAGTTGTTGGCCAGCAGAACTTAAAGCAGCCTTCACATCCTGAGTACGGTCAGGAATATCATTTGTTGATACGCTTTTCATGCCGAACCAACCGAGGATTGTTGCTAAAAGTCCGCCGCCTTCTTCTCCGCTGCCCATGCCGTCGCCCCCGTTATCGTCGTCCTGTCCAAACATTTCTTTCAACTTCAAAAGCGCCAAAACAGCCAATATCGCTAAAATGCTCCAAAGAATAAATTTATAGGATTCAGATATGAGATTCTTGTTGCTTTCCTCGGTCATCGCAAGAAGACGCTCACGCTGATATTTTGAATTTGCGATTTTTACCAAATTATCCTGAACACCTTTCATGGCCTGACCATAGTTAGATGAATATTGTGGGTCATCACTATAGAATTTCGCATTTTTGTCTTGAAGTGTCATACCTTCTGTCGTGGTCGGTGGCGCCTGAATCGCTGTTTGGTTACGATATTCGGTCGTTTTTTCTTCTGTTTCGTTGAATGCTTTATCCACGGCACCAAACATCGACGTTAAATCCGTTGGATTACGTGTTCCTTCTTTGGGAACAATATCACGAATATTACATTTGGTGTTAGTTGACATCGATCCAGTATCAGGATAATGAGCATATTGTGCGCTGTCAATCATCGTGTAATCGCCATTTCCGACTTTACATGTTTCATCGCTTATGGTTCCGTTGATTGTTGGCACTTTCAGCATTAGCTGCTTCGTAGGATCCACCACACGCAACCCAATCGGATACATTTTCGCACGGTCTTTCAGTTCGCATTTTCCGTCGGCACCAGCACTACCCTTCGTATAAACGAAACCGCCACACTTTTCATCGGCATCACACATTCCGCGGCATTTTTCGAATGATGCAGTTATACTTTCACCCACAGGCATGGTGCGCAAACGACGCACAAATTCTAATGTTTTCGGGAATGTATTCGCATCAACGGAATACACTTCGAGATCTCTCAGCATGTATTGTTGATATGTATAACGACTACGTCCGAATGGTGCGCGACCATCACTCGTTATAAATGTATAAGCATTATTATACATGTTCTGCCCCCAAATATACATATCATGACCGCCGCCGAATGTTGGGTAATTTCCGGAACTCATAAATGTCGCATTAACACCAGACCCCCAAATGCCATTCGTAGAAGGAAATTTCGTTGTTCCATCATACAAAAAGGCGGTCGAATCATTCTGATAAGTGGATATGCTCGATGACCAACTTAAAGAGGTATAAGCACCAAGCACACGTCCATCGTTTAAGATCGCGCGAGTATAAGTTGCTCCCTTGTTATCACATCTTTGATGAAATGCCGCGTGTGACCATCCATCACGACTTGCCTTATAAAGCAGGTTAATTGCTTCGCTGAAACTGCCCGGTGTAATTTCTTTGAGACTGTATGAGCTTTCGGCCGAGCGCGTATCATATCCGCCGAGATTCAAATATTTTGCCGGAATTGTCTCGCCTTTTTCGTTTTTCGAAGGCGCCATGAATGAAAGTGCCGATGCGGGATAGTCATGTCTCTCGCCGTTATGATCAATATATGCGATACGGCCAACATAACCACGACCGCCCCGATTGATTTCATCTACGCCAGTTGGTCCGCCAGTTTTAAGCGAATAAAGCGCGACTGTCTTTGTGGTTTTTACTTCCGCATTTTTTTCGAAATATGTCCCTCCATAAGGATTTACAATAGGTTTTCGTGTTGCTTGAAACATATTGGGGCGATTATTAACATACCCCTTACATGTAACATCGGACGCACACCAATTCTTCGCATCTTCTTCTTTATCAAATATACAATATCGATTAAAATCCCCCCAGTTCCCGGTCACATTACGTCCGGTCGCACCATTACATATATATTCGTTGGGTCCTTCTCCTCCCCACATACCAGTTTGTTTCGAAATAAACGTAGTTGAAGAACCAGGATGTGTTTTCCCGTAAAGTCTTTTCAGGGTAGTAGTTGTGTATGCTTTTAAATAACCGTCCTCGTCAGCTTCTTTATTATTCACATTATGACATTTACTTTCGTCGCTGCTCATGACCATCAATCCTTCTAGATTCGGCTTACCTGAACCAGTATAAACCCAACAACCGCCGCGATTATTTGGCTTATTCTTTTCAGGTGCGCTAATCAAAAAATAAGAACTACCCAAATCTTCGGCACGTCGCTTACACTGCGAGATAGATGCTTCGCTTAGATCATCATGAAATGTAAAACCACGATTGGTTAGGTCGCTGTCTGTGACATTATCGCTAAGAACATAACACCCCATTTGAATCGTATCCACGCCTGAACCAGGGAATTGGAAATCCGCTGAGGGTCGTTCTTTCACATAGACGTTGCCGCGTTCATTACCACATGAAAAAAGACCCTTACCTCCGATTGTATTTCGTGGGTCACGCACAGCGTCGTTTATTACTATAAAAAGCGGGTTCATTCGCGAACTATCTGTGTCGGCATATACCAAGTCATACGGTTTGATATCGCCCCATTTTCCTGCGATTTTGATTTTTTGCGTTGAACTAGCAGGAGCAGGGCATCCAATTACACCGGTGTTTTGTTTCATTTTATCGGTTTCAAGCCAATTTGCGGGATTGGACGATGGAGAAGAAGGAACATGCCATATTTGAAACACTCCGTCTTTGGTGATATATCCATATTTGGTAACTCCTGCAGCATCTGTAACTTCCACCCAGTTTTGGCGCCTATTTTTATCATCTCTTTCGATGAGTTTCATAATACCATCGACCTTTTTAATATGATTCAGCTCTTGTTCGGTGTATTTTTTATCTTCGGCAGCCTGACTTTTAATAAAGCTGGTTTGGCTTGTTTTACCGTCGCCGCCAATACCTGTGGAAGGATCTGCGGGGGTTGCTACGCCGCCACCGGGACCAAAACTTTCTTTCATAGAAAATGCGCCAACTAATTCTTGAATCATATTTTGAAATTGAGCACCGATATTGAGCGTCGAAGCCGCTGCCGCCGACGACATCGTTTCATCGGTTTCACCAACCACGTGTGAAGACAATATTTGTTGTGTCTCTTTTGAGTTTTGTAAATGTCCTGAATTCAAACTCGCTTTTTTTACTAAATCATTCGAGTTTTGATGAAACATTATATGTAGTAATAATGATAATACTATATATACCTGCGAATATTTTTGTAGAAAGTTTGGCGGCTTACTATTCGCTGCCACCGTCACCATCCATCGCTGCTTGGATGTTCTTCAACCCAGCATCAAATTCCATGAAAAACGATTTGAATGATGCGTAAAAGAAAATCATAATCAACATCAAGAAGGTCACTCCGACCCACCATAATTGACCCGTCCAAAAATCCGGATTAGTTACATATCGTATGATCATCAATATATTTCCTTTCATGTCCCAGCCGAATGATGAAATAATGAATACAACGACGACGATTGCGATGATCCACCAATTCGTCCACCATCCCCAGCCGATGTAATTTCGAAGGTTATCGATTTGTTCGATTAATGACATCTTCGATGTATATGATCCATACCCGATAATAACCGCAATCGTAATAACGATAAAAAATATGAACTTATATTTTCTTGCGTTCAGCGTCGTCTGCTCGTTAATTTCCGCATATACGCGGTTCATTTCTTTGCGCTTATTCACTAAATTATAGTCTGAACTAATCCCGCCAACAGCATCATTCATATAGTCGTTAATTTTGCTTATAAGCTCATTCGATCCCGCTGCGGAAGCAACCAACGAATTCAATTCATTATTGATACCAGCATCCGATTCGGCGACAATCTCTCGAGTTAGCGAATTCACGCGAAGTTGAAGATCATATAATTTCGAAGCTTTTGCGACATTCGAATCAACCACAGATTGACTAGCGCCAGACGGTTTTATTCCTAATTTTGTATAAATATCATTTGTCTTTCCTGCGCCGCCATCACCATTTCCCACCATATAAGCGTAGCCGTTTGATACATTCAAATCATATGACGCACTTGCGGGCGCATCAGGAACAAGACCATAGCATAAATTGTCCCAATTTGGTTGTCCAATATTGACGCCATCCGTACCGGTATAAACCACCTTTTTAAAAAGCCGCGGGTCATTTGCGGCAAGATTCCAGCATTTTTGCGCATTTTTTTTTTGCTCTTCTGACTCACCCGATGCGACCGGGGTAATCTTTCCAACATACTTCCAAAAGTCGGCATAATCTTCTCCCGGACGAATTACCAAAGGTGTCTTTGTATTTGAAATCGGATTTATATTGGGCGTGTATTCGTATTTATCAAATGTATTATCATTATAGTTTGTGTCACTCGATACAGCACCACTTATATCCATCGATATCTGATTATATTCTGCCTGAATCGCTTTCAACTCCGCCATCTTTGTCAGAAATCTTGAATAATCACCCATCTTTTATCTTTTATCTATTATTGTAATATGTTATAATATAATAGGTATAATATCTGATACATATTATATATATTATTATACCATCGTATATACTGTGTCAGAATCATTTCGCGTGACACTCACATCTAAATTATATGTATATGAGAAGTAGTAATACACCGCAAAAATAATAATAAGCGACATGATAACGATACCCAGTAACGAAACTCCGCCGCCATTTCCGTTGCCTTCTGCGACATTACCATTATCACCGCCACCGCCGGGTGAAACGAACAAAAATGCGAACTTGAATATTGTTAAAATCGCTACCAAAATAATGAAACACCAAAAGACATAAACAGCCGGATAATAATATTCTCCGAGTAGTTTCTTAATTTGAGCTAAAATGTCATCGTCGAGAGATGCCCATTTTTCTGCGAATGTTTTCTCTCTTTGAATGATGGTGGTATTTGCCACACTATTCAGTATGTTCTGGTTTTCCTTCTTTATTTCAGCGACGGTCTCGTCAATTTTCTTCTTAATATCTGCGAGTTTGGAATTGATCGTAGGACTCACACTTGCGCGAAAACATTCGCTATCGGGTTTCATAGGCTCGTCTTCCGCAGTAGGGAGAGAATTGTATTGATTCGCGGTGAGAGTAATTGGTTCGCCAACCACCGCTGTAAGACAGCTCGAATGACGTTTATCAGGCCATACGCCAGCTTCATATACATGTTTCTTACCTTCGAAATCAACCCAGGCGTATTTATCTTCTGATGACGATAACCCCGGTAATTTCACATTTCTAGTAGTGATACATGGAGTATAACCTTTCATGTCATAACTAGCTAGGTCAGAAAATTTGCTAAAACCGCCCCCAGCGCTTCCACCACAAATATCCACGAATGAAGCAGGTGTTATCTTGAATGGGTTCGTTTTATCATCACTAGGGAGTGATTCGTTACGTGTGATTGCGGGACATGTTTTATCATCATATAAAAGCACCGACGATAAATCTTTGTAACGATGTGTATAACCAAACGAATTCACGTAATAAAAAGCGGCACTCGCATCACTTCCAGAATAGGACAAATCACGGACCAGTTTATTCAAGTATTGACTGTTGGTTTGAAGAAACCTTGATCGTGTAAGTAGGTCTTCGGTGTATAAACGATACTGATTTGTGTAGTCTGTCGTAAGTTCGCTTAATTTCTTTTCAAGATCGAGTAATTTCTGGCTTTTTCCGGCGCTTGTTGTGCCGGTCGTAGTTGTGCTTACCGTCGAACGGTCGTCATTGGTGAGTCCTTCTTTATATGAGACAACGCCGCCGCCGCCACTAGATGATGAAAAACCTTCCAACATGCGATCGGTAAATGGTTGAATCGGGTTCTTTTGTAAATCATAACGACCGTATTGTAAAAGATCGCCTTGAAGAAGGTTCATATTCAAAGATGTTCCTGTAAGCATTCCTTCTTGATTTTTTCTTTTGCCACCGCCGCTGCTGCTGCTGCCGCTGCCGCTGCCGCCGCCCTCGATGTCCTTCGCATATTCTGTCATAAGGGAAGACATCGCTTTATTGAGTTCATCGTCATTTTGAAGAGCAGCTCCTTCCTTGATAGTTGTATGTTTATTATCGAAATTGTCGAGAGATTGAGGTGTCGCATTCGGAAAGAGTGTTCTTTTTTCTTTGATATCCATTACAGTATGTTATATATAATACATATTATAACATGATGTCTATTTATTCGAACAATTATTATTCATTATTCATTATTCATTATCCCTTCCCCCCCCCCACCAGCACGGTCTTCTATGTTTTATCTCGTCGATAATGAATAAGGATTATTTGAAAACATGCCGGTAATACGTGAGCGTCCGCTACGACCTAAACCGAGCCCACCAAAACGACTAAATATTCCGCTACTAGCACCTAGCCCAAATCCAGTAAATAGGTTGCCAAAGAATCCACCGCCTCCGCCGCTGTCACTGCCGAGTCCGCCGCCACCGAATGAAAAATATTTATTGACAAGTTGTGTTCCTACTAAAAATATACCCAATACAATAAGAAAGAGGTTGAGAAATTTCTCTCGATATATCTCATTCTCTCGAGATGCGATTGTTTCAAGCGTAGTTTGAATTCCTCTACGTTGAGCATATTTATTCGCAATATCGGATGTTGCTTGGGCAGTAGTTTCGCTACCAGTCATACCGTTTATGATGGTATCGATCTGGGTTTCAAGCACATTATTCAAATTTACCAGACCGTAAAATCCTTTAAAGCTAGCAGGACTCGATAGGCTTGTTTGTGAAGTTGGTGGTGGATTATTATAATCGTCAATTAATATCTGATCTTTATAATCTCCATTCATAATGCTGTGAATCATAGTCCGATATTGCTGATCATTTTCTGTTTTTGGTGGATTTGCTGAAAGCATATTGTTAAATCGATTGATTTCTTGTCCATCGGTGGATTCGCCGAAAAAAGATGAAAGTTTGGGCTGTTTTCGTAAATAAAATGTCGGATTGCTTCGATGTGTATCTTCGATTGCTATTTTGCCGACAGGAACTGTTCCTGGACTTGGTGCGTATTTTTCTGTAAATTCACGATGAAGTCGATCAAGAATCTTGGTTGCTGTGCATGTGTCTATTGTAGTTGAACTTGCCGTTAATTCAGCGCCACTACTGGATTGGATTCTAAATTTATCGCCAGAGCTGCACTTTGCCATATCTATTATATCAGTTATATTACCGCAATAAAAAATAATAATTACGAATGTGTGATGTGTCATGTGTGATGTGTGATGTGTCATGTGTGATGTGTATGCGTTATTATAATGTGAAAACGCATACACACACTGTGAGAGAATAATCAATCTATTAGCATGCGGCACAATACCTGTAAAAGTAAGTAGTGACCGATGTCTTACTTGACCGCGTAATTCGACAGATTTGCCCAGGACGCAGACCAATCGCGAGGGCAACCGGATCATATCGAGAGATGCTCGGCATCTGTTTCATATCGGTGATATTGTATTTCTTCAAAACTTCCTCTTGTTCTGCTTCCGTTAATACGACATGTTCAGGAACGTATTGGTGTTCCAAAATATTGAATTGAAGCCGGTCGAGTGAATGGACCACGATGAAAATGCGGTCTTTCTCCCAAATTTCGTTGAGAATACCGATCACGGTATCATTCACTTCTTGTTTCATCACGATGATGAGTGTATCGGTAGGCTGAAGCACTTGCTCGATGTAAAAGAGGTCGTCGATCATATTATTAATATTCTCTCGACGAAGCGTTTTGGCTAAATAATACTTGACATATACCTTTCTTTCGGGATGGATGTCCTTTTCGGTTGTAAGAAGCATATCCAGTTGATTGTTGGTATACATCGTCTGAACTTCTGCGACGCCATAATCCGTATAATTCGATACATCCATTCCTTGACGAGAAAGTAATTGAAGAATATGATTGCGGGATTTGAATAACGCAGAAACGGTTCCACTGCTCACGTTTGAAGACATCGAATGATATGAATGGTATGAATCACCTACTATATAATAATAACAAATCTTTATTATTCAATTTTACATACGGATTGAAAAGGTCTTCACACCTTGTGCGTTGGGTTCATTTGTTTGTGAAGCGCCGTTGCTGCCACCGCCTTGCTGTGACGACTGTTGCGACGACTGTTGCGACGGCTGTTGCGATGCTGGTTGTTGTGACGGCTGTTGCGATGCTGGTTGTTGCGACTGAATCGGCATCATACCTGCCATTGGCATCGTAGCAACAACCGGTATATTCATGGTTGGAAGACTATTGCCAGCGACACCACCACCGAACATACCACCACTCATAATGGTTTGTGGTTCAGAATTTTGAAGGGTAGTTGTATGTTTCGCACTTACGCCATACTTTGAATTCAAATAATTTTCAAGCACCATCGAAGGGATTTGAGGAATAAATTTGCCGCCGCCGCCGCCGCCGCCATGTTGTGAGCGTGCTCCGCCTCCACTATACATCGAACTATAAGCTGGTGATGTAGGCGTGCGCGGTGAAAACCCATCACTCTCAGGGATATTCTCATCATTTTCTCCATACTTTTCAAGCATCTTTGCGTTAAATGAACCGACTGCACGACGTACCTCTTCTGCTTGTTCGTCCGGAGATCCTTCCGGTGTAAATATACTAGAATATTGTGGAGTTGTCGGAACATAACTTCGTCCTCGTTCTTCTTCCGCTTCAATCTCTCGTTTCATCTCTCGGCGAATCGAATCTAACTTCGTGCGTTCGTCCGCCAATCGTGTCAGTTGAACCTTCAATCGTTCTTCTTCGGCCACATTCCCTTCACGCTTCGCTCGAGAGATTTCATCCGATACTCTTTGCGTCTCTCGTTCATTATCATAAAGGTTGCGTTCATTCTCATCCAACGCCACATTCTGCGTAGTCACAGGACCTTTTCTTGCCAATTTTCGTCGGGCATACTTATCCATAAGCGAAATAATCGACGTTACCCAGTTCAAAGGTTTGCGGGTCGCACGTAATTCTTCAACCATATCGCTTGGTGAAATCGGTGTATCATCTGGATAAACAAGCATTTCAGATAACCAACCATCCGGGTATCGTGTAGGATAATCACCGACCCACTGACGACCACTAATCGACCATCTCTCGGTAGGTTCGCCATTTTTGTCCAAGATAACAGACTCCAGAACAAGGTCCTCGCTATTAATATCGCTTGCCGTAATCGTGGGTATTTTTCCGCTACTGGTTGCGCGATCACCTTGTAACTGACGGACAACATCCGCTTTCAACGCAAACCGCCAGCCTAGATTGTGAATACTCTGTTTGGTATCGATATCCAAATCGGGAACAATTTCATCGATGCGTTCATCAGGGTCGAATTTCGCACTCGCATTCGCTGCTGTTCTTAATTCTTGTGCCGACATACGTTCTTCCTCTTCTTGTTCTCTGCGGCTTGGTAGATAAACACGACTGCCCGTTGTAGCTTCTTCTTCTTCGTCACGACCCACACCCACACCCACACCCACACCCACACCTAAACCAGTTGCCGTTTCTGCCGTAGTTGCGTCCTTTCGAGAAAGTGCTGCCATATCACGTGGCTTAAGACCAGCAGCCAATCGGTTTCTCTCGATAATATCATCAACACCCATCGCACCTTTCCCATCTTTGAGTATCTTATAAACATTCTTCGAATACGACATACTCGGAAGTTGGTCAATATTATCTTCTGTAATGATACGCATTTGAACATTCATGACGATAAGTTCCTGCATGAGTAATTTCAGGCAATATGGAATACGCACGATACTGAATGACCTACCAAACTTCGTCATATGAATCACACTTGCGCCGCTGCCCCCTTCCGCTCCCGCCGCCGCATCCGTCAAATTCCCCGAAAATTGAATGGGTCCATCTACCATCGGGCTCATAAATAGATTCTGGGTTGGATTGTATATTGCGATCATACCCGACTTATTACAAACTGCCATATAATATTCATCGCCGCGCACCATAAGTGATTCATTCAGAAAATGCGCGGCACCATGTCCAAGAATACCATCACGTTCCATTTCACCGACACGAAGACCACCGTCATTTGCGCGACCTTGGACCGTTTGACGTGTAAGTTGGGTGCGTGGGCCCTGCGAACGATAGTTGATTTTATCCTTCACCATTTGTTTGAGACGCATGTAGTATGTGGGTCCAATATAAATATCGCTCTTGATCTGCTCTCCGGTCATTCCGTTATATAGAACTTCGGTCCCGGATGAATGGAACCCGTATTCGGTTAAAACTGAACCGAATGATTCATGTTTGGTGCCGTTGTTCGTATATGCGGTGCAGTTACCGAAGCCGCCATGAAGCACGCATGCTTTCCCCATAAGTGACTCGATGAGTTGTCCGATCGTCATACGTGTTGGAATTGCGTGAGGATTAATAATAATGTCAGGACGAATACCGTCTTTTGTAAAAGGCATATCTTTCTCAGGGATAATAAGACCACATGTGCCTTTCTGACCGCAACGTGAGCAGAACTTATCACCAATCGACGGAAAACGTTCCTCGCGAATACGGACTTTACCAATTCGAAAGCCGGTTTCGCCTTCGGTCATGAATGCTTTATCGACGAATCCGAGTTGGCCCTTCTTTGGCATCACCGACATATCACGCATCTGGCCGCCGTCATTATGAATACTGACAGACCCCATACCGATGACGACTTTCTTGTCATCCATCTCGGTATTTTCGCGAATAAGGCCATTTTCATCGAGATAACTGTAATCATAACCGGGTTTAATTCCGATTGCGCCTTCTTTCTGGATATTCGCGAAACGAGTATCCCTTTGAGCGCCGCGAACACTACTGCTTTCTTCACGTGCTTCATACATATTATAATACGTGATACGGAACATTCCGCGTTTGATGCTCGCCTCGTTGAAAAGAATCGAATCTTCTACATTATAACCGTTGAAAGACATGATTGCTACGACTGCGTTGAAACCGCACGGATGTTCTTCATGATTGATGAGATCGAGATACCTGCTCTTTACGATCGGAACTTCGCCGTTGTTGATGACAACACCCATTTTATCGATACGAACTTGGTAATTGCTATGATAGAGTGATGCGGCTTGTTTGGCTTGACCGCATCCGAAAACATTACGTGCGACAGGATTATTTTCTGGAAAGCAGATCTGGTTTCCCATAACACCCATGAGGAGAGAAGGATGAATTTCTATATGTGTGTATTGTTTTCCGTCGCTGGAGAGAACACGTGCGCGATGACGATAACTGCGGCGGCCACGACGACTACTACCACGACTACTACCACGACTACTACCACGACGACTACTGGTTTTTTCATCACCTTCGCCTTCGCTCTCGCTCTCGCCTCCACTGTCGCTGTCGCTACTGCTGTGTTTCTTTCCCTTTTCTTCGCTAGCATCCGGTCTCTCGAACTTATGACTCATTGAAATAAGTGTGGATTCGGTCTCCGATGTATCAATATATTCAATAATAGCCTGTGTCGCCTTCAAGCGTCGAAAGTCTTCGATTGTATTCACACGAGCCACCTCTTCAGCGACCTTCTGTTTTGCAGCCAACGCCGACGTATCATGAGCACGTCCATATAACTCGTCGATAGTGTAATAATTACAGTGTGATGGATTGAATGCCGGGTCGGATTTCGCAGTAAATCCCGTCGTCATCTGTTGCCATGATGCTTTTCCAGCACGTATCATTTCCAATATCTCGTCTTTATCGTAACTTGGACGACCGGTATCCTCATCGATATAAAAAATCGGCCGGCAGAGACGACCCGCGTCTGTATATACATGAATTTCGTTGTTTTTAATATCCCACTGACAACTAATATAAATGGGGATAAGCGCATTTCGGCGATGGAGGCGAATAAGTCGCATCGTTTCTTCGGGACGTGTCACCGCGCCAACCCATGTTCCATTCACAAATACCTTCGTAGTGTAATAGAGAAACATACGCGTGCATTCTTCAAGAAGCTGCATTTTCACGACTTCACGCAACCATTGCATCATCGGATACGCAGAGCACTGATTCGTTACCCGCGTTCCAAACGCCAAATGTTTATGAAATCCAATATTCGCACCATCAGGCGAATCCACCGGGTCGATCATTCCCCATTGTGAGCCGTGAAGCATACGAGGTTTGGTAACCTTTGCGCTGCTATCCATCGGCAGGTTAATTTTACGCAGATGCGAGAGAAACGAATTATAAGAAAGACGATTCAAGTCTTGGATAACTCCGATCCGCTTCGTATGGTCGGTCGCGCCCCAATTTCCTTTAAATGCTTTCTTGAATCCGTTTTCAACAATCCGTTCGCGGAAAAATTCTTGATAATTCATCTGGATGAGACCAACGAAATTCTTCTCGTATTTCTTCGGATCTTTGAAATATTCGCGGTCCATCGAAAGACGAATATGCTGTTGTTGAAGTGCGTAATATTCCTTGAATAAGTCGTAGATGAGCGACCCGCTTAATTCGATTCGCTTGAATTTGAAACTATCACGGTCGGTAGGTGCGTCGAGTTTGAGAGATACGCGCAGTAATTTATATACCATATTCCCGAGAAAATATGCCTTCTGGATATAATTCGTCTCACCTACTTGTGGTAAGAAATAGTTCATAAGAATATCATGGACTTGAGGGATCGTCTTTGACTTCGTGAGTGTGGCGATGAATTTGATTGCGCCTTCTTGTGTGAAGACCTTATTGGCGTCATGAATCGACGGGATGAAATGATCGAGGAGTTCGGCATTTTCATCGAGGTCGAGCAGACAGAACTCTAAAATATCGCGGTCGGAGAGAACACCCAGCGCACGCATCACGATGAATAAAGGGACGGGCGAACGCACATTCGGTATATTGACGACGATTTGCTTGTTTGTAAGGAGGGTGGTGGGTGCGACGATACGAACTGACAAGGTGCGTTCGGGTTTGGACGCATCCTCGCTTACGGTGCGAATATCGGCGGCATGCGTATATACATTATCCTCGTTGTTTTCGCGGATATAAAGCATATTGTCGGCGAATTTCTCCTGTGAAATAATCGTCTTTTCCTTGCCGTCGATGATGAAATAACCGCCATAGTCGTTTTTACACTCGCCCATATAAAAACGGGCTTTCGGTTCAAGACCGTGGAGAATACACATATTCGATTGAATCATGATCGGGAATCTGCCGAGGAGAATTCTCTCGAGTGTAGCGGTTGTAACTTCGATGCGACGGCCGCTCGCCGCTGTATCATCCGGCACCGCAATCTTGAAGATGACATCAACGTCATAATGGATCGTTGTTCCATAGGTCATGTTACGTAAGCGGGCTTCATTCGGAAACATATAATGCTCGCGGTCATCATCATAAATAATCGGTTTTCCAAAATACACTTTATCGCCGTTCTTTCCACCTAAATACAATTCACAACGCAGGTTGAACTCTTGTGTATCGGGGTCCTGTTCTTTTTGAAGAATGATAGGGTTTCTCTCGCGAAATATTTTGAAGATCCCTTTTCCGAAGAAATCATTATATGAATCGATATGATGACGGACCATCATTTGCGGGTCATCGTCAAATAACCGCTGGATCACCTTCCAGGGTAGTTCGGGGTCAGAATCCATGTTACTTAGTCCTCTACTATGTATAATGTATTATTATTTATGTGTGTTACAATAGTTATCGATAATAAATGATAATAAATAGCTTACTTCGTGCGCTTCACTTTCGTGTGCTTCGGCGCGTAGATGACTTTCGATGTCTTTGCGTGTGTTGCGTTCGTCGCACGTTTCGTCTGGATTTGGATCTCGTTTTATTATTCTTCCTCCTAAAAATGCGTGATTTACCCCCGTTGCGTGTCCCGTTCAAACCGGTCAAAGTCAAACTCATCATTTGTTTATTCAACTTGGTATTGGCTTTAATAACATCAAACGCTCGTTCTGGCGTTATTTCCCGGTTCATAACTTTCAATAATAAAACTTTTACTTCTTCATTTTTTAAGGCTCTCTCTAATCGCTTCATTTTCTTTAATTTTTCTCTTTTTACTGATAATTCTGTTTTTTGTCGTTCTCGTTCAGCCCAATATTGCCAAGCATTACTATGTGCTTGACTTTCTTCTTCTTCTTTCTTTCTTTCACGCAGTTCATTTTCTAATTGTAATCTCCTTGATTCTATTAGTTCAATATCAAAAGGGGTCCGTTTTCCCGTAGGGCTCTCGTTGTCAGCTATTTCATATGCTATATTCAACAACTTTCCAATTTCTTCTTCATTTTCAGGATTACTAAAATCTATCATCTGATTGTCGTCAGTTATGACAAGGTCAGGAATTTTATATTTATCAAAAATATTTGGCATATTTTACTAATAATTTACTAATATAATAGTAATAAAAATATTATAATAATTTTCAACCCCGAAAACTAAACGGGTCAATAATCGCCACACTCGCTTCATTCATCTTTTTGGTATTACGGATTTCTGCCGCACCAAACAATAATAATGCGAACAATAAAATATAAGGGAAAAGCAGTATAAACCATGCGACATTCGCGTAGCCGCGTGAGCAGATCGCGTTCAAAAACCATGTCCAGAAAACGAGGAAGA